GCAAAGATATTTCTCGGCATACGCTTTGAAACCGAACGATATATGCCAATATATAGCCCATACGATATACTCATGATAGCCTATGACAGATTTCCGTATAGGAATGAAAATTGTGTTATCATACACGGCGGTCATTTTTATGTTGCCAAGCGATATATCGAAAATGGGATTGCCAAGTATAAAACGCTCAAAGCACAGCATTTCATTGCGGAAGAAAAAGATATTGATGAACTTGTGGGATATGTAACCCATGCAGTTAATGTAAATAAATTTAAAGGAGGGTTAGCTTTATGAAAAGACTAACAAAAATTGCAACAGTGATGTTATCCGTATGTTTATTGTTTGGAGCATTTACTGTTCCGGTGCAAGCAAAGACGTATAGTGCAAGCAAAGTAACATCAAAACAAATTGTAAAGGAACTTAAAAAGTCGTTTAAAATCAAGGATATTTACGACTACGAGGAAAACGATTGGAAAGCAGAAGATGATTCCGATACGGATAAAAACGAATACGTTGAACAGCCAAATACTTATATTCACAAGACAAACTTCTATGATGAACGTTACTCAACATATTGTACAGTTGAAGTTTATTCGGATGAAATAGACGCAGGAACTCGAATAGCAGAACTTAGGGCATATGATAGCCTATATAACACTTTTGGTCAGACCGACGATTCGGCAAATATGCACAACTACCGCTATAAGAACATCGTTATACGACTGTCAAATGGTATGAGCCAAAAAGAAGCGTTAAAGTATTATAAGAAACTAAAGAAAATCATAAAGTAAACTCACAGCCGCTCATTTTAGGTGGGCGGCTGATTTTCACAGAAAAGAAAGAAGGTGGATTTTCAAATGGAACAGAGTAAAATAAAATCCGCTTGTTGTTACATTCGTGTATCTACGGACGACCAAATTGAACTCTCCCCCGATACGCAGAAGCAACTTATATTTGATTACTGCAAGAAAAACGGCTATCTAATAACAAACAATGATGTTTTCCAAGACTTAGGAATATCCGGCAAGTTTGTTGATAAGCGACCACAGCTTATTCAAATGATTGCTAGGTGCAAGTCAAGTGACCATCCATACGACGCGGTTATCGTTTGGAAGTTTAGCCGTTTCGCCCGAAATCGTGAAGAATCCGTGATTTACAAACGTATGCTTAAAAAGATAGGCGTAACCGTAATCTCTGTAAGTGAACCTATCTCTGACGATATCGGCGGGCAGATTGCAGAAGCTATTTTTGAAATTATGGACGAATACTATTCCATTAACTTAGCGCAAGAAGTTAAGCGCGGAATGAAAGAAAATGCTAGGCGTGGCAATTATCAAAGTGCGGCTCCCATCGGATATAAGCGCATAGAAAAAGGCGTATACGAGATAGACGAACAACAAGCAAAGACTGTCAGATACATCTTCAACAAGTATCTCGAAGTAGGGACAATATCTCCTATTGCGCTTGACCTTAACGATAAAGGCATAACTACCGCAAAAGGTGGTAAGTGGGAACGCAAAACTGTCCAGTATGTCTTACAGAATCCGTTCTATATCGGCAAGATTCGATGGAACTATATGCACCGCGACGGTTTTATGAAAAAGAACTCTGAGGAAGAATGGATAATTGCTGACGGTACACATGAGCCGATTATCTCCGAGGAAGTGTTCAACAAAGCGCAAGAAATAATGAAGTTAAATGCAAGACCAAGCAATGCAGGACGCAGAGTTTCCAAAAGTCATTGGCTTTCCGGCATAATCAAATGTGCAGATTGTGGCAGGAGTTTGACTACCGTAGGTACTTATAGTAAAGGATATAAACCTCGTTTTGTCTGTATTGGGTATGCGCACGGCCAATGTAAGCACTCTCAAAGCACTCGTATCGAAGATGTTGAAAAACTATTTTTTGATTTCATTGACAGTATTGACGATTCAGTTGACATACAATTTGTGAAAAATGCAACCGTACAAGAGAATGATTTATCCGATTATTACCAAAATGAATTGAAGCGCATTGAACAGAAAGAGAAACGTATTAAGCAGGCATACAGAGACGGCATAGACACCATAGAGGAATACAAAGAGAACAAGGCTATACTCATGTCTGAAAGAGAAAATATCTTGTCTAAGATGGAAAACGTCAAGGCAACTAAAAATTGCGAAAACTCGAAACAATCTGTTGAACATATAAAGCAAATATCCGATTTGATGAAATGCGACCGATATTCCATACCAGAAAAGAACGAAATGTTAAAAGAAGTGATAGAGAAAATTGTTTACGACAAGGATAGTCAAGTAATGAAATTTTATTTTCGTATGTAATGCCCCAAAGCCAAGTAAAATTACGATTTCGGGGCAATCGTAACTTATCGAATACAGACCGCCGTACTCGATAAGTTATTCTGTTTCCTTCTTATCCATAGTATGAATACCCCCCCCAGGGATATCATACCATGTTCGTATCCAGCCCCGTCTATCACAAAACAGCAAATCTATAAATGGTTGTTTTTTAAGGGTATTGTGAGTAAAACACTCTAGCTAATAGTAGCTTTATACACAGTTAAATCGTTACCTCTACCATTTGCTGAATCATTATATTTAATTGTTACTTCCAAATCAGTATTTAGATAATCATCTAAACTAAAAGAACTATCGATTGAAGCTGTTGATGCAGAAGCTGCTGTTCCTGTTTTACTACCTACAAGTTTGCTATTGATAAATACTCCTATCTTTGCAGTAGATTTTTCATCATATTGATATGTTTGCTTTTGGATGGCATTTATTGATAAATATAATCCTCTTTTATATACAAATTTTCTCGGTATTGTTAAGGTTATTGTTGGAACTGAAACAGTGCTCCAATAAAAATATACTTGAGAACCAGCACTAAATGATGTATAACCGCTCCAATAAGATTCATCGTTCATAAAACTAAATGGTAAACTCTTTACCGGAAATGGCGGTGGCATAGTAATGATATTTACCCAGTTTCCATTTTCATCGAGTGCTTGTATACATTCACTTTCTTCGTCGTAACGGAGATATTTGTTGTCACCTTCACTAAAAGGGTGTACTGAATCAGCACCATCCTCTCCGGTGGTGATGTAACCATAGTTGCCGTCGGCGTCCACGCCGAAGCGGAATGTCACGCCATCACTGGTGGTCAAGTTGCTGTTTAGCTCATTAACCGCCGCATTCGTTTTGTTGATATCTTCCGCGCCAAAATTATCGCCATCTACTAAATACTCTGTAACATCTTGCAGTGATACAGTTCCATTCGCATTGTTTGTCATGTTGTATTGCCTTAATGCGTTTTTGCTTGTATCAAGCACATCGTCCTTATAATTTGTTTTTAATTCTGTCATTATTGTCTAACTCCTTTCATGTCGCCTAATTTAATTGGTAGTTTTGCCATTGCTTCAATGCTATAATAAATCGTATTATAAAGTAAAAGCATAGCTCTTTCGATTCTGTTTAGTTCCTCATAATCTGGCGTATTCCCATTGTCGTAATATGTTTTTGTTCCTCCAATGTCGAATCCCATGGTATTTTCGTTAATCGTTTCAAGCGTATTTTCAATCCGATTAAACTCACTTGCATAAATCATAGATGTAAAATTTTTATCACCGCCAAGCGAACTAATAGTATATTCCGGAAACAACCTTATAGATAAACTGTATATTGCCATCAGATTACCAATCCATCTATTGTAATCCTCGTAGTTAATATAATCATCCGCCGTCCAATCTGTTTTTGGTGGCAACCATCCTCCGTATACATATAATGTTTCAGTTTCCGTTGATGTATTGCCAGAATCATCTATTGCAGTAACAGCAATATCCTCTGACTTATTTGGTGCTACAAGCTGACTAGAATATGTGTCGTTATCGGCGTTTTCGATATCATATGTAACACCGTCAACTGTTCCAGTTACGCTAACAATTGCCATAGTTACCCCCTTATCTTACTTTGCTCATTTGCAAGCCTAAATTCCAACGCAGAACATCTAGCGTCGTTGGATTTTCGTTTAGAGGAATCAAGGGAAAAAGATAAATGCCTTGATTCCTCTCTGCTAATATACGCAAATACCTGCAATTTTAATTTTTCACTGGTGGCAACTATATTTTTGGCTAACGCAACATTTGTTATAACTATGTTATCAGCCGCCATAATGTTCCCCCTATTTTTAATCTGCCGCAGTAGCTTTTACGCTTAAAACAAACGTCTTTCCCGCATCTACCGGATTCGGAGTAATTGTGATCTCACTGATTGTCGGTGCAACATTATTGAAATATACAGTCCTTGTGATTGTCGTACTCTTTCCTGCTCCGTCTGTTGCGACAACGGTGATTGTGTTTTCACCTTTTGTAAGAGCGACAGACGTGCTAAACGTTCCATCTGTATTAACAGTAACACTTGTTTCGTTGACAGTCAACGTAACAGGAGATGATGTTGCGTCACTTGTTGTTCCATTTACAATAATAGACTGGACATTTGTCTTTTTGCCATTTTCAGGCTGTGCCACTGTCAGGCTTGGCGCAACTGTATCAATTTTGATTGTAGATGTTGCAGTCTGCGTGTTACCATCATTATCTTCTACATAGAAAGTAAGCGTATGTGAACCATCCGTAAGCGCGGTTGTCGGAACATAAGAACATGAATATACTCCACTTGTTGAAGTCTTTGTAATTCCGCTAACAGATGTTCCATCAACAGAAAGGGCAATTGTGCTTTCCTTAATTCCGCTATCGTTATCAGAGCAAGTCCACGATACTGTAGGTTTATTGTTCGTAAGAGTGGAGCCATTTGTTGGATTGGTTACGGAAATAACAGGATTTGTTTTCTCCTTAACTTGGAGCTTTAATTTATCTCCGAGTGTTGCATCCGAATCCGTAACCGTTTTGTAATTTCCAGATTCATCGTAAGCCGTAACTGTTACCGGATAGTAATGATTCGACTGATTGTAAGAACTCTTGCTTGGAGCAGTAATTGTTGCTTCATATGCCCCGGATGTGCTGTTGTAGGTTAATGAATATGTAGTACCGTTTAGTGTAGCTTTAATTTGACTAATTGCCATTTTTTATGCCTCCTCAGGTTCTCCAAATAATTTAATGTACATGTTTACATCAACAGTTCCGATAAATTCCTTAACATTTTCTTTTGTTTTTGGAATAATTTCCCCATTCTTGTATAGCGTGAAGAAATTACCTTTTTTTGTTCGGTACAATAGCCTCTGTGTCTCCGTATCGTTGTAGACCAGTTCCGATTCATCCGTATCGTATAACAGACCGTTTACTATCCTTTTCACATCCGCCTCCTATTCTTGCACGTTAGTAAATGCTCGCCTTGCGCTTATCGTTCCGCTAAATGCCCCGTTAAATCCAAGTGTAAGCGTTTCGATATTTATTTGTAATCCGTTCACCGCGTCCGATTCCATATAGATTCTGTCTGACGCGTTTAAACGAGGTTCTCCGCGGTAATTGATGTTATATGAAACATTCTCCTTGTAATAACTTCCAAGCCATTCTGCGACCATTTGCGCGTGTTCTGCGGTACTTATAAGCTGATTCTCGAAAGTTACAGATTCTCCGCTTGTGTTTACATCGTAAGTCTCATAGTTGTAATCGTCAATTACCTGTGGGCGCACAACTTTGTTTCCATCATCATCTTCTGTTTCTTTGTTTTCAAATGAGTAAACTTTGACGGATACACTCTTCGTTTTCTTCTCCTGATAACAATCTGGATATTCGTACATATCATCATGTCGCAATGTATAATCTGTTATGTCTCCAAACGATACCATGTTGACCATCACGCGATCATTCGGGCTTGCCTTTGTAACCTCAAAATACATCTTGTCAAACGACTTAAATTCATGTGAAATCCAGTTTTCTTTTTCAAGTTCGCTAACAGTGCAAGTCTCTTGCAGTTCCCCGTACTTGTACGTCTTAATAACAATCTCTTGCGGAGGATTGCCGTCAAACTTCATATAAACGCTGTAATAGATATATGCAGCAGGAAGTTCAATGGAAAAATTCGGGTTTTCTTTAAAAAGCCCATCGTTATCCGCGACCTCTGCACTCACAAACGATGTTTCGAGATAGTTTTCATCAACAGGCATAAAGAACATAGAGCCGTCCGCACTGAATACATTATTGGTCATATCCGCGTATATTATATCCGTACCCTTTATAATATTTTCCGGCTTAGACCATGCCGCCGTGCCACTTGACGATAGCGTGTAATCGTCTGGATTTATCACATTCTCAAAGTTTGCTTGAATACAAATCAATCCCGAACGATTCTGAAACAGCTTGCAACGACCAGCATTTGCAATTAGCTGTAAGCACTCCGCGTAACTTGCTTCCGGCAGTGGATTCACAATGGCAATATCTTTCAGACATTCATCTACGCTGTATTCGTCCGGCTCCAATCCTGCCGCCGTGAGCACATCTATTGCGTCTTGGTAAAGCGTGCGCTCGTGAATCGTATTACCGTCTGCATATGTTCCGTCCATAAATGCAAGTCTGTCTGTTGCTGTGAAAGTAACCGAACCATGTTTGCTTGACCAATCTGACAAAAACAGAGACGAAATTGGGATATATTCAATTGAACCATCGTCCAATTCCATTCCAATCGAATAGTTTAACGTCTGTCCGGTTTCGAGATAATTTACATATGAATTTTTATTGTCTACGTCGAATTTTCCCTCGTAATCAAGAGCATTCAGATTAAACTGTGTGCTTGGAAGTTCTTCTGAAATTGCATTCACATACTCTGTATGAGTTGCAGACGATATGTTATCATTTGTAAACGTAATGCCAACTCCGAGCACAATTCTGTTAATCCGTAACCTTTGCTCACCGCCGACCATGCTTATAGGGACGATTGTCAGATATGTAATCTCGCCGAATGCCGTTGTTGCAACAAACTCACCGTCAGTATTCGAGTATTCGTATTCATCATTATCTGTTACGATTTTAAGTTTTGTCGGGTAATAATCGCCGAAATCAATCGTCAAGCCCTTAATCGCATACTTTCCACCAAGAATAATTGTAACGCTACCAAGGATATCATTTGTTACGGCTGGTCTGTTCGTCTGATATTGCGCAGTCTCTTCATTTTCCGGCAAAAACGTAAGACTTCCGTCCGCTTTCGAAAGGTTCTGTTCAAGTGTTGCATACTGGCAAGTTACGTCTCTGCTTGTGAATGGAATAGATTGGTTGCTAAACACCTCGAAATCTCCAGATAATTTAGCGTTGTTCTGTGCCTCATTATTTACTACTCCAAGAGATACCGTCATATACGCGCGGTTTCGGATATTGGCGTTCATTGCTTTTTTGTATGACTGTGATACGCTATACATTATTCATCCCACCCACAATCTATCAAGTTAAATTTACATACTTCGTAGTTCTTATAAAAAATGTCGTCAAGAAACAGCGGCGTTCCACTTGTGTCTCCCGGGTACATAGTAATGGCATGACGCTTGTTATCGTCCCCCGTGAACGTGACCGGAATGTAAAAAGGTTCGATTGCGGCTTTCATTTTCGCCCATACGTCCGCGTCAAGTCCGTGCCATTCAAGATTTTCAATTTTCCACATCCGTCTGCCTACTTTTTGCCCGATAACTGCCGCATTCAGATTTCGCCCTGCGTCTACCGTCTGACTTGACGTAATTGACATCCCGGGAGCAGGAGACGGAAATTTCACACCGTTCACAATCAAAAAGTTTTCTTTGCTCATATCTCATATCTCCATGCAAAAAGAGGACACAGCGTAATGCCATGCCCTCATTAAATTTAGGTTGTCCGTAACTGCAAGCCCATCGACCGTTGACCGCGTTGATTAGCCCTTGCAATCTCTCTGTCGCCTATCTTGATTTCCTTGCTTGCAATCTGTGACAGGTAGTTGTTCTGCGTTCTAAGCAAAGAGTTCTGCTCTTGCAAGTATATGTTCTGTTGCGTGTTCGCGCTCACTACCGCTGACGCGATCGCACTCGCAAGCTGTGATTGATTCAAAACTTCTGTCTTGCCGTTAATGTGCGCTACGGCTTCGGCTCCGGCTTCTCCTGCGATAAATACAGAACCTGCATTTGGTGTACCTGCGGCGTATTTTGGAATATTGTGCCATGTTCCGGCAGAGAAAATACCGCCATTAGCATTTTTTACAACGGGTTTTGTACTCGTTGCATTGCCGCTGCTTGGAAGATCGCTCGTACTTGTGAATACAGCCGTAAAACCACTAATTTTTTTATCATCAGACGAAATCTCGTCAGATATGTACTTTAATCCTGCTGTAATTCCGCCTATTCCGGTTTTCTTATCTTCGCTAGATATGCCGTCATGGAGCTTGTTAAAATTAGCAGTAAATTTTTTAAACGATTCGCTTTTCTGTGTAGATGTAAGTCCATCATATAGTTTGCTAAAGTTTGCCGTAAAGTACTTAAACTTGTTCTTTTTATCATCAGACGAAATTCCGTCATTTACCTTATTCAAAGTGACAGTAAAATCATTTAGCTTAGTTTCTTTTTCATTTTTTGAAATATTATCATTTGTTCTAGTAAGGTCAGCGGTAGAAACTATATCCGGTGTCTCTAAGTCTTCGGATATGGTTGTATTTGTAATATTACCAGTAACGTCAATGGTTGTCGGAGATAAAACACTTGCAACTCCGGCTGTGGTATTTGAATCTTTTTCTACTTCAAGTCCTACGCTTCCACTTCCGCCAAGTTTCTTGTCTCCGAAAAACAAATCATAAATATCTTTTAGTGGGTTTCCTTCGTCATTCCACCAAAGTTCTATTGTGTCGATAAATTCATCTATTGGGCTTCCTATTCCTTGTTCTTCATCCCATATAAGGGCTTTTATACCATAAGTCAAAACAAAAGTTCCAAGTCCTATTGTCCAATTTCCACTTACAAGTGTAGCCCCAATAGATTCTTTGATTGAGCCTAGTACTACATCTTTGATATTATCGCTTTCGAATCCTTCTATATCGCTTTCAATTCCGGAGAATACTAATCCCAATCCTCCAAGTTTTACAGCAAGATTTCCAAATCCAGTAAACTTGTTTTGTAAAGCAGTAGTTAGCAAATCTTTTGTAATAGTTTTTGCAATTCCAGTGGTCGTTATTTTCCACGCGATTGCACCAAGCACCACATTTACCGAACTGATGTTAATAGTGCCATCATCGTTCTTAAAAAACGAACTAAGTGACTGCCCTAATGCTTTCCCAACTTCACTCCAATCAATCTCTTTAACAGCCGCTACAAACGCCGTAACAATTCCGTTAATAAATCCGCTCAATGACTTGCCTAACGCTTGCCATCCAGTCAGCCCAGTATCAGCGTCAATTTTCCCCATTGACTTGAAGAATTTTTTGATACCTTTGCCGATTTTTTCCCCAAGTTCTTTCCATGTATCTTTTTTTGAAACGAGTGTATAAACCGCATTCGCAAGAGAATTTGCAAGATTTCCTAATTCCCACGATACACCCTCAAAGTCAATTCCGCCAATAAGGTCGGCGATTGCTTGCCCGACAGCTTCAAAATCAACAGTTTTTATAGCGGTTGTAACTGCTTTGACTATTCCTTTAATATTCTTACTAAACGATTCTCCGAGTTTTTGCCATCCACTTTTTCCATCTTCGTCTTTCTCGTTCAGCGACTTGAAAAATTCGTTGATACCTTTGCCGATTTTTGTACCAAGTTTTGCCCATGTGTCAGCTTTCGTCATTTCGGTAACATAGTTGTACCAAAATGTAATTCCAGTATCGACAAGGTTTGCCGCCGCTTTTGCAATCGCTACAATCGGGTCAGAATCAGACGTTACAAATGCGTCTATTGCGTCTGCTATACCAGTTCCAAGGTTCGCGGCAATGTCTTTCATGTCTTTCCACTTAACGCCGTTAATAGCGTTTGAAACCATGTCAGCTATGCCGTCACCTAACTTTTGCCATCCCTCACCTTTCTTAAATTCATCCGTCCAACTTTTAACCGCTGTAATAGCCGTGTTGATACTTCCTGCGATTGCTGTGCCAAGCGAACCAAATACATTAACTCCGTTTTCATCTTCCGAAAACAGACCAATCATGAAGTCAGCAAGACCAGTTCCGAAACCGCTCGCCTTTGCGTATATTGCGTCCCAATCAATAGAGTTAAGGCTATTACTGATTGAGGTCGCAACGTATTCCCCAAGTTTTTGAAGCGTATCTAATTCGCTCTCATAGTTCGCAAACATGGATTCAGTTTTCTTCCATGTTCCCTCACTAGCCGACGCAACTCCGCTTGTGTCAGAATCACCCGAACCGCTAGTACTTGAAGTGTCGCTAAGTATATTCAGTTCATCAATTCCAAGTAAGTTATTTTTTAATGCTTTTGCAGAATCCGTAGCGTTATCTAATGAATCCGTTAAATCGTCTGTTTCATCCGTGACATCACTCACTCCGCCGGATTCCTCATACGTCCAGCCGAAAATTTTTCCGAGTGAATTTGCCACGGCTTTTGCAAACTGATTCAGCTTGAGGATTCCATTATTCAAAGCGATAAGGAACGGCTTGAATGCGTGAATGGAAATATCACCGATTGTCGAGCCTAAGTTTTGGAGATTCTGCGTGAGAACTCTAGAAATATTAGCCCACGACGTTGAAGTCCTTAAAAAATCCGACTGGATATTCTCCGTCCGGCTCATGACGTACTGATAACGCAACATGGTCTTTTGTGCATTTGTCATAGAGGAAATATCAGAATCAAGACCATTTGCCAAAGCAAATTCTTTTAGCGTAGCTTCTGTTAAATCCAAGCCGTACTGACGCAAAACTCTTGTCTGACCGGAATAGATACCGCTTGCCAAGTTCTCCGCTACATCTTCATAGTCCTTGTTATAGAAAGAACCCATGTCAGCTGCTAACTTTGTCAGATTAAGTGACATATCCGCGACAGAATCAGCCGCATTGTCATATGCCATAGCCGTACCCGACAAAGCCGTTTCCGTTTCAGCCCATGTAGCGTTACTAGCCTTTACTTGCGCTGACGTAATCCCCATTGCATTTCCCATTGCTTGAAATTCACTTGCAACGGATTTCGCCGTGAGGATAGACATACCAAAGTACTTTATGGAATTATTCGAGAAATCCTCTACTTGTTCTTTCGCGTCTCCAAATACGTTATCAACGATATTCTGTACTTCCGTTAAATCAGAGGAATACCCGATTGCTTCCTGCAATACGCTAAATGCTCGTCTCAACAAAAAGAACGACGCATAAAATTTTCCAAAATAATAAGCAAGAGATTGTATTCCCTTGCTTGCCTTGTTTGAACCGCTTGTAATCTTATTGAAAAATGAACCTATCAGAGTTTTGCTTGCAATCGTCTTTGCGATATTCACTTGCAGTTTCAAGAAACTGTTCGCAAGGTTCTTAATCACATCGCTTGCCTTGTTCCCTAACTTGATAATCGAGTTAAAAAACGGATTCATGCTCGATGAAGATGTACTTCCTACACCTCTTGTAGCCGTCGCAAGATTCGCAAGTGCGTTAGTCATATCGACCGTGTTTTGGCTGACCTGCGGTGCATTCTGCATTTCTTGGAAAAATTGCATGAGTGCGGTCGTTATCTGTGGAATGTTTGTGACCGCATTCTCGACGTTTTTACCGCCCAGCTTAGAAATACTCGATACAAGTTCTGTAAGGCTACTAGCGTCAAATGAGAGCCGTTGCAGTTGGTTCATTTCTGTTACCAACTGTTTCAATCCATCCGCGATAAACGGAATGTTATTCGCCGCAGACGTAGCCTTTGCACCGCCTAATTGCGATATGGATGAAATAAGTCCAGAAAGTGATTCTGCATTGAACGTCAGGCTTTCAACCTTGTTCATCTCCGAAACAAACGTATTCATTGCCGGAGCAAGCGTCTGTAAGTTTGTCGCAGCTTGCGTAACATACTTACTACCTAATTTACCGATATTCGCTGCAAGGTTAGCAATGTTTGACGTATCGGGAATTTCTATGCCCTCAAACTGTCTAAGTGAAGTCGCAAGTTTTTCAAAATTTTGCGTATCGTCAACGGTTTCTTGTCCGAGAGTACCTAATGTTTTTTCATAGGTCATCATGCCGCTATGAGCGTTTGCAATGGAATACTCTAAATCCTCAATGCTTACGCCGCCTTGCTTTGCATACTCCGCAAAACTAAGCATGGTACTACGGGATTCCGCTATGACATTCACAAGGTTTTGGAAAGTCTCAACAGCCGTGTTTCCGACTGGAATTACATTTCCAAGTTCTCCGTTGACCTCACTTACCCACGATTCAAAATCTATGCCACCAACTTCAGAAGTAAATGCCTTGCCAAGTGTAGACCGCATAGAGGAATATTGATTTATGAACTCACTCGGATTAAAGCCAAGTGAAACCTTATTGCCCGAACTATTTATCCTTTGAATAGTGCTTAACAGTTCAGAATATACTGTGTTCGCGTCGTTGGCAAACTTCGCGTTCTCTTGAATGGTAGCGGATAACTCTTTAAACGGCGCGTCTGCTCCCTTTGTGTTATACAAAGCGTCAAGTTGTTCTGCCATCTTCTGAATAGCTTTCGCGTCGGTAATGCCCCATTGCTTTGCTAAATGGTCAGCTTCTTGACTTGCCGCCTTTGAGAATCCTGCGTTTGCATTCGTGATACTCGTGATAGACTTGTTGAGAGTAGCAAATCCACGAGACAGCGATTGAACACTCTTAGATACGCTTGTGAGGTTATTACCGTCAATGGAATTAACTGCTTTTGCGACTTCTGACAATCCGCTTGCCGCGTCTTTTAATCCACCCGATTTGTTTGTAATACCTGTCAATGCAAGTGCCACATTACCAAGTTTCTTCGCAAGATTTACAAGTTCATCCTCGGCTTTCTTCGCGTCGGCTTGAATCTTTATATCCAAGCTATCAATTTCTGCCATATCGTCACGCTCCTTCCTTCAAAATATAGAAAAAGCGCGACAGATTGTGACATCTACCGCGCTTGTGTATTACCTTTTAACTGTTTTCGCTTTTTCAAGTGACTCCGGACCGAACGAACCATCGACCGTAAGCCCCTCGTATGTCTGGAAATGCCGTATTGCTTCGGTTGTAAGACTTCCGCATGAACCGTCGACAGTAAGCCCATAGTTGCCATACCAGTTCAAAAACTTCTGCAACAGTTTCACCTGTGTCTTGTTTGTCACGCCGCTTTTAACCGTGATCGTTGGAAACGTGCCAGTATACAAAGCGTTGTCATACTTCGGTCTACCATATCCGTCAATTCTTGTATTGATTAACAGATACTTTTTCAGTGCCACTCCACCGCCATTCGCAACAACAGATGAACCGCCGCTCGTGTTGCCCTCTACGGTGTACACATATTTTGTATCTACCTTGTATACAAGTCCGGTATGGCATACCCTTGTGCCGTTGGTAAAAAAGATTTGGTCGCCGAATTGTGGCTTGCTTGTGTGGTACGCATTCTTTCCGACATATAAAGCCTTGCTATTTACCGTATAATCATCAAAATTTCCTCCGAGCAGTTTCTTTGCGTTGCATACGCCGTATGCATTGTAAAACTGGTCGTCAACAAATGCGTCGCACCAGTAAGCCGGAAAATCCATAACATCCGGATAGATGTCATGCATTTCTTTCCCATACTTGGTATAATTATCACTCCCGGCTCCGTCTGTTTTCTCATAAAGGATGTCAGGATTCTTCTTATAAGCCACCGCAGACTTCTCAAGATATCCTTCCTCCGCGACAGCAATCTCAATTACTTTTCTTCTATCATTCGACACTTTGTGCCACCTCATTTCTATGGTTGCTTTTCCATGTAGTTTCCATCCCGTCAAGCCTACGGACAAGTTCATTCAGTTCACGTTCTTTTCTACGTTCTTCTGATTCTTCCTCACTCATAGCTTGCTTATATGCGAACATAGGCTCTTTTGGATATTCATAAGGTGCTCTTCCTTTTCCCTTAAACATATTCCCTACTGTGCTAATTAGCGCGTTAGAAACGTATATCCCTAGTTGCCATTGTTCTATATCTTTTCTCTGTGCCGCTAACTCGTAACCTTTTTCAGCAAGTTCCAGTTTCTTAGGATTCATCCGTAAGAACTCTGTATAGCTGATTCCGATTGCCGTAGCCTGCACAAAGTATATTTCCCATATTAGTTTGTGGAAGTTGATTTCTTCGTCGTTTTCTTCGGTGCTTTGATTTCCTGCACTTTCTCCGTTGCCGCGTCTGTCAATGTCTTGAGCATTTCGTTCAGACCCGAAAGGTCGAAAAAACCATCATCCTCCATACATTCACGGATTGTCTCATACATTCCGTTGTAAGAGATTTTATTCTCTTTCATATACTGTCTCATAACAACTTTTGCTTCATCCCGGCTAAGAGGATTGTTTTCGAGCAATCCGGCGTAAAACGCGATATTTACAACGTGTGGAATATCGGCTACCATTTCCGTGATTCCGTCAATCATTGCATTCGCACTCGATTGTTCGTTTCCGTTTGTGTCTACGGCTTTCTGTGCGACGTATGCGCCGGACACCATCTTAAACATTGCCTGCACGCAATCCTTATTCTCTGCCGCTTCAAAACTGTATTCCAGTTTGTATTCATTTCCATTTACTGTGATTGATTTCATTTTTTAACCTGCTTTCCATCTAATCAAATTTAACAGCAGGGGCAGTCCGAAGACCGCCC